GACGGTGACTGTAATTGGTGTGCCAATTGTAATAGCAAGCCCTGTATTAGTTCTATATCCACCGGCTCCACCTCCACCACCAATTTGTCCACCACCGCCACCGCCGCCAGCAACGACCAAATATTCAACCGAGGAAAGCGCCAGTAATGGCCAGTTTGATCCCATTAAATTATTACGTACATCCGTTAGTGACCACAGACCACTAGCACCAACCGGAGATGGAAATTGAGCCATTTTAACTTATATCCTCATAACTACATGTAACAATAAGAGTATTTGCAGTGCCTGCAGATGCTCCTAAACTATTATTTTCCTCCAAATAATATTGTGTATTTTTTTGTATAACTGTTACTGTTCCACCAGACGGTATTGTAACATTTCCTGCAATCGCAAATGCTGTACCACCAACGTTGGCTGCGTTATACCAAGCTACAGTTACGGAGGCTGTATTAGCTCCGTAATTAGCTACATTTAATGTGTTTACTTTTAAGCATTTGCCACTACCAGCCGCATTGTTTAATACCGTAGTTGCGCTTGTACTTGTTAGGTTTGCACCCGTTGTTTTACCATTGATTGTTGTTGCACTGATTATGTTTGGTGCTGCCATGTTATCCTCCGAATATTAATGAATAGCCTACTGCGGCAGCTGATGATGCTCCACCAGCGGTTAAATTGATTGTTGTTACTTCTATGTAACTACCATTTGCCGGAGCACTACTGAATGTTATATTAGCGTTAGCCAATGTATAATCTGTTCGTAATACTGTTGCTCCGTTATAGTTAACACTAGTTTGATTTATGCCAATTGGCGTAGTGCTTAAAGTAAATATTGTTTGTACACCGTTTCCAGTAAAGTTGTCTACAGTTACGTTTGCCGCATTACCACCACTTTGTGCTACCCAATCTAAGTTTCCTGCACCATCTGTCTGTAATACATAATTAGCAGTACCACCTGTAATAATTACGTTACCAACTGCACCCAAATTACTTTGTCCAGTAACATTTAATGTACCGGCTACATTAACTCCTGTGCCTGTTACTACAACTACGTTAGCATTACCCACAGCACTAAAGTTAATATTGCCATTTGCAGCCGGAATGTTTACATTACTATTGCCGTTACTGATACTAGCACCGCCTCCACCACCTGATTGTGCTACCCAACTTAATGTACCTGATCCATCTGTACTTAGTACATAACCATTAGTACCACCTGATATATGTAAATTACCTACTGAACCTAAGGTGACATTAGCTGTGGTTGTAAAGTCAACTATACCAGTTGCATTGCTTACTGTTAACCCAGTTAAACTACCAACTGAAGTTATGTTTGGTTGTGCATTAGTTGTTAGTGTACCTGTAAAATAATTAGCACTTACTAAATTACCACCAGTAATGCTTCCCCCAGATCCAGCACCAGCTGTAATATTACCCGCAACTAAATTACCAGTTACATTGGCTGTACCGCTAATGTTAGCACCTGTACCAGTTATAACTACTACGTTAGCATTACCCACTGCACTAAAGTTTATATTGCCATTAGCTACTGGAATACTGACATTACTATTGCCGTTACTGATATTACTTGTAGAACCACTAATAACAGTAGACCAAGTTAATGTACCGGATCCATCTGTCTGTAAATATTGACCATTTGATCCACCTGCTATGTGTAGGTTAGCTACAGCACCAAGAGTAACGTTAGCTGTTGTTGTAAAATCAACTATACCGGTTGCGTTACTTACGGTTAATCCTGTTAATGAACCAACTGAAGTTATGTTTGGTTGTGCATTTGTTGTTACGGTACCCGCAGTCGTTGCTGAATTGGCAGTTCCATAAAAGTTACCAATGAAATAATTAGCTGTTGCTAGATTACCTAAATTAGCATTAGCACCTGTAATATTACCTGTAACAGTTAAACTGGTTAATGAACCAACACTTGTTATGTTAGGTTGTGCATTAGTTGTTAGTGTACCGGTAATATAATTAGCAGATAATAAGTTACCACCAGTGATACTACCACCAGAGCCAGCACCAGCTGTAATATTACCGGCAGATAGATTACCTGTTACATTAGCTGTACCTGATATGTTTGCTCCGGTTCCAGTTATAACTACTACGTTAGCATTACCTACAGCACTAAAGTTAATATTGCCATTGGCACTTGGTATATTTACATTACTATTACCATTAGATAAACCTGCTGTTGTAATACCAGTTAAATATATACCATTACCAGTAAAGAAATTAGCTGATACATTGTTACCTAAACTAGCATTACCAGAACGAATGTTAGCTAATTCAGTGAATGTAACTACCTCTGAGGAGATACCAACATTACTACCAAATGCTATTTCTGCATTACTTATATCCCATCCCATCCAGGCTATCTTTGCGCTTGTATCATAATAATTAAGAGCAGTACCAACATCTTTACCGGTATTAGCAACTGGTGCAGCGCCATTTGGTCCTGTTTGTAAGTTAATGATTGGATCACTAATAGATAAGGTAGTTGAATTAATATATGTTAATGTGCCATTAACTGTTAAATTTCCACCAAAAACGCCATTACCTGATATTGATAAATCTGTTAATGTACCAACACTTGTAATGTTTGGTTGAGCATTGGTGTATACCGTACCGGATACTAATGCATTGCTTACTTGACCGGATACATTAGCACCAGCTACACTATTAGCGGTTGTAGCAAAAGATACTGCGCCGGTTACATTACTACCTTGAATATTACTTAAATTATTGCCTGCTCCACTGAAGAAATTAGCTATAGCTAGATTACCTAAATCAGCGTTACCTGCAGTTATATTACCACTAGCAATAAATGTATTGGCTGATATAACATTCGCATTAGTGATATTACCACCGGAGCCATTACCTGCAATGATATTACCAGCAGATAGATTACCTGTGACATTAGCTGTACCTGATATGTTTGCACCAGTACCGGTAATTACCATTACAGTATTACCAACAGCAGTAAAATTTATATTGCCATTAGCTGACGGAATATTGACATTACTATTGCCGTTACTGATACTAGCACCGCCTCCGCCACCTGATTGAGCTACCCAACTTAATGTACCAGATCCATCTGTTTGTAGCACATAGCCATTAGTTCCACCGGTTATATGTACATTAGCTACTGGTCCTAATGCTACATTACTTGCACCAGTTAAGTCAGCAGTACCAGTAGAAGTTATACCAGTTAGTGTACCAACTGAAGTAATATTTGGTTGAGCATTAGTATATACAGTACCGGATACTAATGCGTTACCTACTTGTCCAGAAACATTACTACCTGCTATATTGCTTAAGTTATTACCAGAGCCACTGAAGAAATTAGCTGTTGCTGTATTGCCAAGATCAGCGTTTAATGAAGATAGGTTACCCGTAGCAGTTACGTTATTGAACGTAAAGTCACCTGTTGTGTCTATGATGTACGGTTCTATCTTTATTAAAGCCATTTGTTATCCTGTTATACTATATTTAGTCTTTTTATTAATAGATCGGGAATGCACTTGTTGGGGCGGTGAAGTTACTTGTATAACGTGCATAACCTTTTGTTATTCTTAGATCGTCTATGTATCCTTGCCAATAATTTGAAAGAGAACCGCCATTAATATTAAAGCACCCAATTGTCAAGGGACAATCTTCGTCAGCGGTCCAATTAGTTGCAGTTGTAGCTACAGAAACACCATTTACATAAAATGTAGTACTAGTTGTACTACTTCTAACCAATGCAATATGCGTCCATGTATTTGCTGAAATAGATGTTGTCCCGCTTGTCAGAGTAATTCCGTTACCTATTTGAACAAACAAAACTCCAGACCTTAGTTCAATTTCATAGTTTGCGCCAGCACCCCAACTATATACCGCGCAAATAATGGTTCTATCACCGGAAGTAGTAGTTGGATATATCCAACATTCAACCGTAAAGTTAGATGTTAAAAATTTAGATAAATTATTTACATTTAATGTTGGCGAAAATAAATAATCCCCCGTACCATCAAAACTTACACTACTTCCGCCAAACTTAGTTACTGTCGTACTTAATTGTGCATCAGCAACAGTTTCCATGTTTGTCATCATTGCGGCATCATATACACCAGCACTGGTCATATTAGTTAATAAACTTGTATTTTGTATTGCGGTTAATGGCTGAGCCGGTGGTACAAAGTTACTGGTGTATAGTGCTGTACTTTTAACTACACGGAAATCACTAATATACCCTTGAAAATATGAAGTGCCGTCTCCGCCTATTAAATTAGTAGTTGTAAAAGAATACGCAGTAGAACCTGTAGATCCAGATTGAACTCCATTAATAAATATTTTTAATGTACTCCCGGATCTTGTTAATGCAACATGACTCCATGTATTTAATGTTGGTAAGGCGGCATCCGTTATATGCCAAGCGAGTCCTTGTATAGCAACACCTAAATTTGCATTAGCTCCATATTTACTTAGCTGGACTGCTCCTGTTGATCCCGAAGATATAGGCGCATTAGTTGCCCATGCTAGAGGATATACCCAACATTCTATTGTAAAATCAGCCGGAAATGCTAACGCACTATTGCTAGGTGCAGTTAAGTAATCACCAGTGCCATCAAAATAACCACTACCGCCAATTGTACTTACCGTATAGCCATTTGTAGTTGCACTTGTAAAACCGAATGGATTTTGTTGTGTTGGTTGACTATTACCTGAGGCAGTAATTGCAAATGCGTTTGTGGAATTATCAATGAATGTAGGTGATTGGCAAGTTAATAAACTTGTACCGGATACTGCTGTTAATGGAGTTGTACTTGGTGTAAAGGTTGAAGTATATACTGCAGTACCTTTTACTATACGTACATTTGAAATGTAACCGGTTACATATCCTTGAGGACTATTAGGATACGAGATACTAATACCAAGTAAAGTTCTTTCAATATTATTTGTTCCAGATCCCGAACCAACTGAGACACCGTTTTTATATAAAGTTACTGTTCCTGAACTACGAACGGCTGCAACATGAACCCATGTATTTACCGATAAATTTACAGAGTCATACAAATCAAAGTTACCCGAACCGGTACCATTTCCCAAACCAATATGTAATTTACCGGCATTGCCTCCAGCACCAGTGCCAAGAATAAATCCTTGGCCGCCACCAGTATTAAATGTACTGACAAATCCTACTTCTCCGCCGGGCGAAGAAGGAAGATATACCCAGCATTCAACTGTAAAGTCACCAGTAGCAAATGCATATTCAGAACTAGCAGTAGGAGTTAAATAATCCCCGGTACCATCAAAATAACCACTATAACTTGTTGGGGTTACTATTGATGGATTGAATGGACTAAAACGCTGTACTGAAACATCACCGTTCTTTGTGATGGTAAAGTTGTTTACACTATTATCAATCAATCTATTACTTTGGCAGGTTAATAGTACAGTGTTTGTAATTGCTGTTAGAGGTGTGGTTGGGACTGTATATGTTGTACCAGAATAAAGTGCAGTTCCTTTTACATATCGTACATTACTAATATAGCCATTTAAGAAATACTGATTTGCACCGTTCGCATAATAACGCCCAATAATAAATGCGTCTGTAGCATTCGCTTCAGTAGTACTTGAAAATTGACCTACTCTAGTTCCATTTAGATAACAACTACAATTATTTGCTGAAGATCCGGAACGTACCAATGCAACATGAAACCATTGATTTAACGGACACAATGTGCCGGAATAATTTGTGTTAATGGCCCATTCTAAGTAACCTGTATTTAGTATATTAATACTAAGTCCAGCAGCACTGGTACTGTTACGCATCCCAGCCAAACCACCATAATCAGATGCACTTGTTACGTATGCCCAACATTCAAGTGTTAGGTCACCCGTAGTGCTAAACCCTGTAATTGCAGAAGCAGTTAAGGAATCACCATTACCATCAAAGTAGTTACTCCAGTTACCACCATAAGGACTAAATGTACCTTGAGTAGTATTACCCGCTCTTGTTACTAAAAAATTATTTGTGCTATTGTCTAGGAAAACATTGTTGTTTACTGATTGATTGTTTTGTAATATTAATAAACTTGTATTGGCAATTGCTGTTAATGGCTCAGAGGGCGGTGTGAATATTTGAGTGCCGGTTGTTGTACTGCTTGTTTGATAACCAGCTGGGATTGATCCTTTTATTATACGAAGATCAACCAGGTATCCGTTAAGTGGAGTTCCACTATAACCAGTACCAATGGCTAATGTGCTAGTAGATGAAATATTTTGCGATCCGCTGGTTGCGTAACTAGAAAGATTGCCGTTTAAAAATCCACGTATAGTAGAACCACTTCTAGTATATACTAGATGATGCCATACCTTAGGAGTAATAGATCCTATACTATATGATGTGCTTGCTAAGAATAAACCAGAGCTATTGGTATTTAATGTCCAGTCAAAACCTGATCCATTGTAATCTGATGTTGCACATATCCTATCAAATGTACCTGTACTAATACTATTTGCGTATAACCAAACTTCTAAAGTGAAATCCCCTGTACCAAATGCAAAGACTGAGTTACCCGGCACACTTAAATAATCACCACTACCATCAAAGTATCCACTACCATAAGTACTATAACTACTGTTTGGAGTGAATGGATCAAATGAATTTACTGTGGTATTACCACCAACCGTTACAGTGAATGCATTGGTACTGTTATCTATAAATCTGTTAGATTGGCAGGTTAATAAACTTGTGTTTGCTATTGCTGTTAGTGGACTTGTGGGTGGAGTAAATGCGGCTGTATAGACTGCCGTACCTTTAACAACACGAACATTAGAAATATACCCTGTAACATACTCAAAATTACCAGCACCATTTCTGCCAACTGCAACAATTTCAGTTGAATCAGTAATTGCTAAAGCACCCATATCTAAATTCGGCCCTTTAACACCATCGACATATACATTAACCATTGCACCATTGCGTACGCCTGCAATATGATACCAGCGGTTTGTTGTTGCAACTGTGCCAAAAGTTGAGAAATACACTGTTCCACCATAACCTACTCCAACTATTGGGTATGATGAACCATTTAATCCAAGTACAAAACTCATTGAACCTTGATTACCACCGGCATCACATGTACCAATAAAAATTTGTTGAGATACACTTTGTAAATATACCCAACATTCTATTGTAAAATCGCCCGCACCCATAGTAAAGGCAACATTATCCGGAACACTTATATAATCCCCAGTACCATCAAAGTAATTACTATAATAACCGGGAGTATACGGATTAAAACTATTTGGCCTTGTATCACCAAAAATACTTACATTAAAGTTATTCGTACTTGCATCATCTACAAATGTTGTACTTGCACCGGGTATCAATAATGTATTATACTCAAAGTACGGATCATTGGCAACAGTAATACTCCAATTGATAGTTCTTACTGCACTACGATTTGTTGTTGCGGCCGTAGCGGTTAGTAATGTACTACTATCAGCAATAACAGTTGGTGTACCAGATATGTTTGCACCAGTTAATGATAATCCAGTTGGTAGTGCATTAGCACTATAACTAACTGCATAACCAGCGGCATCAGTAGCACTTAATGCTACATTAGAAATAGCACTATCCACCGCACTAGTATATGTTGTATTATTTGCTGGACTAACCCAAGTAACAGCATCAACATTGATTGTTAAACTAAAACTTCTTGTACTATCTTGTAATTGTGCATCGGTTGCTTGTATCGTAAATGAATATGTTGTACTACTACTATCTACTGGAGCTGTACCAGTTATAACACCATTGGCATATAATGTAGAACCAGTTGGTAATGAACCAGAAAATAATGAATAAGTTATTGGAGCATCACCACTAGCAACAACAGTATTTGATATACTGGTTGTCTCATAATAACTACCTAATGATCCAGCACTTGTTGTCCAAGTTGGTAACACACTATAGATGATACCAGGAATAAATATTGCCGTACCACCATCACTATTTACTACATATATTGTATATGTACCTGCACTCTTTGCAGGGCTTGTAAAAGTCAATTGATTTGGGTTAACATAAGTTACTACTGCTACTGCATTACCATCAAATGTAATAGTTGCGCCAGCTAAAAAGCCAGTACCGTTTATTTGTACAGTTTGTCCACCTGCTGGGTCTAATGCCGTATCATCTAAGCCACCAACACTATATCCAGAGATAGTTGGGGGTAAAGGTTTTAGTGCGTTAATGACACTTACGCTAGTTACAAGGTCATTTACAACTGAGGTTATACTCATGTCAACTCTGATCCAAATAAGTTAAAACTAACTGTAGTTGTATTAGCTCTTACTGTAACAACATCGGTTGTTGCTAATGTAATACCAATAGTCATTGTAATACTATCATTGGCATTTACGTTAGTGTCATATGATATGTACTGTGCTGTTGCAATTGAGGCGCCAGCTGGTCGTACTGCAACACGAAATGTTGCGGCACTTGCTGCCTGATTACAAATTACAATTGTACTACATACTGCTGAAGTTGATGCTGGTACTGTATATAAATCTATATTTGTATTTGCTGCCGGGTTACTTTGCCCTAAAACTTTATATGTGATTGCCATGTTATTTCCTTATGCTCCCATTAACAAGAATGGGCTTATTAAATCTTGTGCTGTAATTCCACCACCCCCAGCATTTCCAGCAGTAAATGTTGTTACTTCAATAGGTGCTGTGTTTGGCGGAGCAGAACTAAATGTGATTACATTACCCGTTAATGAATATACTGTCCTTGGTTGGAATGTACCTGCTATACTAACTAAGGTAGCGTTAGCATTTGCTGGTGTAGATGTTAATGTGTACGCTGTTTGTACACCATTACCAGTAAAATTATCTACGCCAATACTTGTTCCAGATGCGGCTGCCCAAGTTAAATTACCTGAACCGTCTGTACTTAATACAAATGTATTTGAACCGCCGGTTATATGCAAGTTACTTACATTACCTAAACTAACGTTAGCACCACTAAGTGCTATGTTACCAGTGATATTTGCATAGCCACTAATGTTTGCCCCTGTACCAGTAATAGTCATTACATTAGCATTACCAACTGCACTAAAGTTTATGTTTCCATTTACTGATGGAATGTTAACATTACTATTGCCGTTACTTATGTTAGATCCGCCACCGCCGCCACCTGATTGTGCTACCCAAGATAGAGCACCGGATCCATCTGTACTTAGTACATAACCATTAGTACCGCCTGTAATAACAACATTACCTACTGCACCTAAATTACTTTGCCCAGTAACATTTAATGTACCTGATATATTTGCACCTGTACCAGTTATAACTACTACATTAGCATTTCCAACAGCACTAAAGTTAATATTGCCATTTGCAGCCGGTATGTTTACATTACTATTGCCGTTACTTATGTTGGATCCGCTACCACCACCTGATTGTGCTACCCAAGATAGAGCACCAGATCCATCTGTACTTAATACATAACCATTAGTACCACCACTGATATGTAAATTACCAACAGCGCCTAATGTTACATTAGCTGTAGTTGTAAAGTCAACTACACCAGTTGCATTACTTACTGTTAAACCAATTAATGAACCAGTACTAGTTATATTTGGTTGTGCGTTTGTGTATACAGTACCTGAAATTAATGAGTTACTCACTTGTCCAGAAACATTACCGCCTGCTACTGCATTAGCTGTAGTAGCAAATGTTGCTAATCCAACTGTTATGTTCGCAACATTGGCGTCGGTTACAACAATATTACCATTCATGCCTCCGTGAATAGAGCATTGATATTTGTAATTACCTACTATACCATATGGAATTTTCCAATATAGTGTTCCTGCTATTTGACCTTGGGCTGATGTAGTAGTTGATACTGTTCCTGTAGTTGTAACATGTTCTAAACCAACACTATAGTTTGCACCACCACTTGTTTGAATTAAGAATGGGTGTCCTGATACATTCAAATTAAATGCTAATGTTTGACCACTAGTAACATATATCGCAGGATTGATAGTAGCACCATATTGATCAAATAGATATCCAGATGTTCCGCTAGCAGTGACATTTAGTCGTGTTGTGGCTTGTAGATACAACTCATCTGTCGTTAATCCAGCTGTATTGAATGTTGTAATATTACCAAACGTTAATGCACTCAATGCACTACCATCACCAGTAAAGAAATTAGCTGTTACTAGATTACCTAAATTAGCATTACCGGCACTAATATTACCACTAGCAATAAATGTATTTGCACTAATTACATTTGCATTAGTGATGTTACCACCAGAACCATTACCTGCAATAATATTACCGGCAGATAAATTACCTGTAACATTAGCGGTACCACTAATGTTTGCACCTGTACCAGTTATTACCATTACATTAGCATTACCAACTGCACTAAAGTTAATATTGCCATTGGCGACTGGAATGTTTACATTACTATTGCCGTTACTTATGTTAGATCCGCCACCGCCGCCACCTGATTGTGCTACCCAACTTAGTGTACCTGAACCGTCTGTACTTAGTACATATGCGTTTGTACCACCACTGATATGTAGATTACCAACAGCACCCAAAGTAACATTAGCTGTAGTTGTAAAATCAACTACACCAGTTGCATTACTTACAGTTAATCCTGTTAATGAACCAACACTTGTTATATTTGGTTGAGCATTAGTTGTTACAGTACCGGCAGTTGCAACATTTAAGTTAGCAACTTGTGTTGTACTTGTTACTGTGAACGGCGCTGTACCTGTTGTAACGTTACTTACTAGTATACTAGCTGTAACATTTCCACTTACTGCTAAACTTGTTAATGTACCAACACTAGTAATGTTTGGTTGTGCGTTTGTATATACTGTGCCGGCTATTAATGCGTTAGCTACTTGACCAGTAACATTACCAGCTGATATATTACTTAAGTTATTACCGGCCCCACTAAAGAAATTAGCTATAGCTAAATTACCTAAATTAGCATTACCGGCAGTAACATTACCACTAGCAATAAATGTATTGGCTGATATGACGTTAGCGTTAATAATATTGCCACCAGCACCATTACCTGTAATGATGTTAGTTGTAGTAAGATTACCTGTAATATTAGCACCAGTGCCGGTAACAACTAATATATTGGCATTGCCTTCAGCACTAAAGTTTATATTACCGTTAGCTAATGGGATATTTACATTACTATTTCCGTTTGATATACTAGCTGTAGTAACACCTGTTAATAACGAACCGTTACCTATAAAGTAGTTAGCATTTGCAAGATTACCCAATATTGCATTGCCAGAACGAATGTTGGCTAATTCGGTGAATGTTACTACTTCACTTGAAATACCAACATTAGACCCAAATGCTATTTCTGCATTACTTATATCCCAACCCATCCAAGCAATTTTTGCACTTGTATCGTAATAATTTAATGCGGTACCAACATCTTTACCTGTATTAGCAACCGGGGCGGCACCATTTGGTCCTGTTTGTAAATTAATGATTGGGTCACTAATTGATAATGTAGTTGAGTTGATATATGTTAGTGTACCGTTAACTGTTAAATTACCACCAAACACACCATTACCTGATACCGATACATCTGTTAATGTGCCTAAACTTGTTATGTTTGGTTGTGCATTAGTATATACTGTTCCGGAAATTAATGCATTGCTTACTTGACCGGATACATTAGCAGCCTGAATATTACTTAAGTTATTACCGGCTCCACTAAAGAAATTAGCAGTAACTAGATTACCTAAATTAGCATTACCACCTGTAATATTACCAGTTACCGATAGACTAGTTAATGTACCTACACTTGTAATGTTTGGTTGTGCATTTGTATATACTGTACCAGAAACTACACTGTTACCTACTTGAATATTTGCAACATTTGCATCAGTTACAACGATATTACCATTCATGCCTCCATGAACAGAGCATTGATATTTGTAATTACCCGTTATGCCATACGGAACTTTCCAATATAGTGTCCCTGCTATTTGTCCTTGTGCTGCCGAAGCAGTTAATACCGTGCCCGTAGTATCAACATATTCTAAACCAGTACTATAATTTGCTCCACCGCTTGTTTGAATTAAGAATGGATGACCTGATACATTTAAATTAAATGCTAATGTTTGGCCGCTAGTAATGTATATTGCAGGATTTAGCGTGGCGCCATATTGATCAAATAGATATCCAGAAGCTCCACTAGCAGTAACATTTAGCCGTGTTGTACCTTGTAGATATAGTTGATCAGTGGTTAATCCAGCAGTGCTAAAAGTTGTAATATTGCCAAAAGTTAACGCACTCAATTCACTGCCGTTACCACTAAAGAAATTAGCTGTTGCTAAGTTACCTAAATTAGCATTGCCAGAAGTTATATTACCTGTACCAGTAATTTCCCCACTACCAAAATCTAAGTTACCAACTGTTGCGTTTCCTGATATATTTAATGTACCGGCTATATTAGCCCCTGTACCAGTAACTACCATAGTAGTATTGCCAACAGCACTAAAGTTTATATTACCATTGGCAGTTGGTATATTTACGTTGCTATTACCATTACTAATATTACTTGTACTACCGCCACCGCCTGATTGAGCAACCCAAGATAGATTACCTGCACCATCTGTTTGTAATACATATCCATTAGTACCGCCGGTAATAATGACATTACCAACAGGGCCTAGATTTGCTGAATTTGTTAACAAAGTCAGTGAAGTTGTTACAGATAAGTTAGCGACAGTAGCGTTGGCAGAAACGTTCATACCGTTAACTGTATAGTTACCGGATGTCTCTATTCCTGATGGTTTAATTACTGTCAATGCCATTATATCTTGTCCTTATTATGTATTTAGTTCTTATTAAAAGATCGGGAATGCACTTGTTGCTGGTGTGAAGTTACTTGTATAACGTGCATAACCTTTTGTTATTCTTAAATCGTCTAGGTAACCATACAATGGAGCTGAAGATACGTCAGACATAATACCAACAAATAATGATTGTGTTGTTCCTGAATAAGTGAAACTGTCAGAAATAGTTGTACCAACTATTGTTCCATTAACAAAAAATCTTCCAGTGGAACCTGTTCTACAATATGTTACATGTGTCCAAGTGTTAATAGGTATCGCAACAGTTGTGCTACTAGCTTTATTTCCAGAAGTTGAATTAAAATACAATGTATATGGTCCAGTACCATTTAAATAAAATCCCCAAGGGCCAGTACCGGTAGAATTATTATAACCAAAACTAGCAATAGTTTGATTACCTGTTCCTGCAGCCGATGTTAAATATATCCATGTTTCTACAGTGAAGTCACCAGGCAATGAATATGCAGGATTGTATGGTGCTTTTAAATAGTCGCCCGTACCATCAAAACTCATACTGCTTCCGCCAAACTTACTTACTGCTGTACTTAGTTTTGCATCACCGACAGTTTCCATGTTATTCATCATTGCGGCATCGTATATACCAGCACTGGTCATATTGTTTAGTAATACTGTATTTTGCACTGCTAATAGTGGAGCTGCGGATGGTACAAAGTTACTTGTGTATAGCGCAGTACCGTTTACTACACGAACATCGGCAATATTTCCAGTCATAACATAATTTGAACCTTGACTACCAATAGTTGTACTTGTTATACCTAAATTATATGCTGTTGAATTTGTTTGAGTAGTACCTTGCTGTACTCCATCAACAAATATTTTCATACTTGTACCGCTTCTTGATATTGCTACATGCTGCCATGCGTTTAATGTTTTTGAAGTTGCAGGTTGATAATCCCATGCGACCCCAGCCCGACCCCAGCCATATCCACCGGTAGAAGGTGCATATCCAAAAAATAATCCGTTTGTTCCGCTAGCACTAATAATAAACCAATCAGTTGTTAATTGTGCTGGGTATACCCAAGCTTCAATTGTAAAATTGCCTGTACCAAAATTAAATGCCGCATTTGTAGGAATAGTCAAATAATCCCCGGTACCATCAAAGTAACCACTACCGCCGATTGTACTTACCGTATAGCCATTTGTTAATGCACTAGTAACACCGAATGGATTTTGTTGTGTTGGTTGACTATTACCAACAGCAGTAATCGTAAAGTTGTTAGTACTGTTATCTATAAATGTTGGTGATTGTAATGTTAATAAACTTGTACCAGATATTGCTGTTAATGGACTTGTTGGAACTGTTATAGTTGATTGTGTTGGATCATATACAGCCGTTCCAACAACAATTCTAAAATTACTAATATATCCCGTGTAGTAATTAGTTAAGTGAGCGCCAATTCGAAGTATTTCAGTATATGAATTAGTATTTACAACGACCCCTGTAGACGACCTAATGCCATTAACAAATACAGTAGTAGAGGATCCGCTTCTAACCCATACTATATGGTTCCAAGTATTTAATGAAATTGTCGAAACAGTAAAGGTAGTAGTTCCTGTACTATCTTGTATAGTAACGGTTGTAGAACTTGCAATTCTTCCAACTAATCTTCCGCCGACACTGTTTGTTGTTCCAAACACATACATATCTGCGGTCAAGGTAGTTGTAGCATATACCCAACACTCTATAGTAAATGAGCCTGTTGTAATATTAGTTGCAGGGCTTGTTGCTAATAGTAAGTAATCTCCTGTACCATCAAAATAACCACTATAACTTGTTGGGGTTACTATTGATGGATTGAATGGACTGAAACGTTGTACTGAAACATCGCCGTTCTTTGTGAGAGTAAAGTTGTTTATACTGTCATCAACTAATCTATTGTCCGCACAGGTTAATAGTTGTGTGTTAGTGATAGGTGTTAATGGTGTGGTGCTTGGGGTAAACGCACTTGTATAAAGTGCAGTTGTGTTATTAATACGAATGTTTGACAAATATCCTGTTATAAATGAGCTTCCACTAGAATATGCTCCGATTCCAAGTGCCTGAGTGTAATTAAAATTAGCAGATGTTTGAGATGCAGTGAGCGCACCATTTATAAAAAATCTAACGGTACTACCAGACCTTGAGACAGCAAAATTAACCCATTGATTTGTTACCGCACTTGAATTGCCGTTTAAAAAAGAACTTCCATCGTATGCGCCAAATCCACGCTGATATCCATATTCAATATACCAACCAGCTGAGCCATTCCCGCCAACCAAAACACCAAATTGAGAGGTAGAGAGTAAATATACCCAGCCTTCAATAGTAAAGTCTCCGCTAAAGTTTGATATTGACGCAGATGATGGAGTTGTCAAATAATCACCAGTACCATCAAAGTAGTTACTCCAATTACCACCATAAGGACTAAATGTACCTTGAGTAGTATTACCGTTGCGAGTTACAAAAAAGTTATTTGTACTGTTATCTAAGAATACATTATTGTTTACTGATTGATTGTTTTGTAATGTTAATAAACTTGTATTTGCTATTGCGGTTAGTGGAGCTGAGGGTGGTGTGAATGTTGTTGTGTAAACTGCGGTGCCTTTTACTACACGAACATCGGTTATATAACCATTAAAATAACGATAACCAGATTCAAATGGAAATGCTCCAATCGTTAAACCAATTGATGAATTTGTTATTGCACCCACACTTGCAAAACCGCCCGGATTTAGCAAAGTTCCATTAAGAAATGCGTATCCGACCCCAGACGACACTGTCATGGCAACGTGATACCAAGTATTTAATAAAGTAGTTGATGTATAATCATAAAATTTTTCCGTAGAAGTTGATCCAGTGGTATTAAAATAAAATCTAAAGACTGTAGCACTTATTCTTCTGACACCAAAACCTTGGGCCCATGATCCATCAGTGTAATAATACCCTTTAAATATCAAACCACCATCAGAATTTGATTGTGAAAAAAACCAAAATTCTACAGTATAATCTCCCGATCCCATTTCAAATGCCGCATTGTCAGGAATACTCAAGTTGCTACTGCTGCCATCAAAGTATCCACTACCATATGTACTATAACTACTGTTTGGCACGAACGGATCAAATGAACTTATTGAAGTATTACCATTAACTGTTATAGCAAAGTTGTTTGTACTGTTATCTATAAATCTATTAGATTGGCAGGTTAATAATTGTGTGCCAGATATTGCAGTTAATGGTGTTGTAGGTGGAGTGAAGGCTGATGTATAAACTGCTGTTCCTTTAACCATTCTAAAATTAGATAAATATCCTAAATACGGATATGTGCTACCATCTGAATTAATACCTATATACACCGATCCAGTAGTACAAGTATAATTAGTGCTATCAGTATAGTTAGACCCTGATTGTGTTCCATTGATATAAAACTTGGTAGTACCCGATGATCTAACCAAAGCCACATGGATCCAAGTGTTTGTTGTTATTGCGCCGGCGGCTGTAGTATTTCTTGCATTACCATTTTGACCCAAGTTATACAAAGTTCCCGCAGAATCAACCCATAAAATTAATCTGCCAACACTATTGCCATCCACAACATCTAAAATTTGCCTATAACTTACTAAAGATGTTTGATAAACCCAAAATTCAACAGTAAAGTTTTCGGAACCCATACCAAGTGAAGTGTTATTTGGTACTGTTAAGTAATCACCAGTACCATCAAAATAATTACTATAATAGCCCGGTGTATATGGATTAAAACTATTTGGCTTTGTATCACCATTAATAGTTACCGCAAAGTTATTTGTACTAGCATCATCTACAAACGTTGTACTTGCTCCCGGTATCAATAATGTATTATACTCAAAGTATACATCATTGGCTACACTGATAACCCAATTGATAGTTATAGATGATAACTCACTTGTAGTATTTGCTGTTGCTGTTAACAATGAACTACTATTTGCTTCTACAGTAGGTGTTCCTGATATGTTTGCACCAGTTAAACTTAATCCAGTTGGTAGTGCATTAGCAGTGTATGTAATTCCCGAACCAACAGCACTAGTTGCACTTAATACTACATTAGATATAGCACTGTTAGTTGCACTGGTATATGTTGTTCCATTAGCTGGACTAACCCATGTTACTACATCAGGGGTAATAGTTAAACTAAAACTACGATTAGTATCTTGTAGTTCCGCATCTGTTGCTCTAACAGTAAATGTGTATGTTGTAGGGCTTGATAACAACTCACTTGTACCAGTAATTGTTCCATTACTATTAAAAGTTGCACCAGGTGGTATTGATCCACTAAACAAACTATATGTTATTGGTGCATCACCTGTTGCAGTAACTGTTTGATTAAAACTAGCAGTTTCATAAACATTTCCCAAACTACCAGCGGCTGTTGTCCATGTTGGTACACCACTATACTGAATACCCGGGATAGCAATCGCAGTTCCACCATCTGTGTTTATAACATACAATACATAACTACCTGCACTGTTAGCTGGACTTGTAAATGTAATAGTTGTAGAACTTACAACTGATACTACACCCACTGCACTACCATTAATCAACACACTTGCGCCAACCAAGAATCCACTACCAGTTAGTGTAATAGTTTGTCCACCTGCAGGATCGGCTGCAGTGTCATCTCCTGGATATCCTATAGTAGATACTTTTGGAGTGATAATTGTTGCTCCAGTAACTGTAACGTTACCTAATATTAAATCATTTTGAACAAAAGCATTACCAAATTGATTAGATGTATTACCTAAACTAGTATTAGCCGGTGGGTTAAAAATATTTTGATTTTTTAACTGATAGTAATCTGCCATGTTTTATACCTTAAACGTTTGTTAATATCCAACCTTGGGCAGCATTATAATATACCAATGTAAATGCTGAACGGTTAGTTGTTACTGTCATATCTGACGCTGTTCCTTGAATGTTACCACCATTTCTTCCAACTGTAATTGCATGTACACTTGCATTGCCAGTACCATCAATGATACCAACTTCAGTACCTAATGACGGGCTACCCGGAAGTGTAACTGTTATATTAGAAGTATTGGTGTTAACTATATATTTTGTGTTTGCTGATGCTGAGGTGTTTGCTGTAATTTCTACATATGTGTAACCAGCTGCTCCATTGCCGCCGCCTCCACTACCCAAATTAAATGTCATTACTTCAATAGCGGCGCCACTAACTGGTGCACTACTTAACGTAACGTTTGCTCCGGCAACAGTATATGCTGAATGTAATTGACTTACACCATCAATATTGATAATTGTATAATCTTCTGATGTTGGTGAGGTAGTTAGTGTAAATACTGTTTGTACTCCATTGCCAGTGAATGTGTCAATTACTATATTAGATCCGGCTGTTGCTGCCGATATCCAACTTAGTGCACCAGCACCGTCGGTACTTAATACATATCCGTTAGCACCGCCGGTAATTACTACATTACCAACAGCACCCAAATTAGTTTGTCCGGTAATATTCAATGTGCCTGATACATTAACACCGGTACCGGTAATTACTGCTACATTGGCATTCCCGGCAGAACTAAAATTTATATTGCCATTAACTGCTGGGATATTTACATTACTTGTACCATTAGATATACCAGCAATGCTACCACCCTGACTAGCCCAAGATAGATTTCCAGTACCATCAGTTTGTAATACATAACCATTAGTGCCGCCAGTAATTTTTACATTACCAACATCACCTAGATTTGCTAAACTTGTGACACTAATATTTCCAATAAAGTAATTTGCCTGCACGTTTGCATTAGCAGAATGCAATGATATATTTCCGGTCGTGAGGCCGTTCTTTACGTTAAAATATTTAAATGACACAGTTCCATATTCCCTGTTTTACGAATTGTATTATATTTATCCCCCATTTAAGGGGGATAAATTTGATTAAGTTTTGATGTACGTACTAACTAAATTGACTTTTAAGTTTGCACTAGCTCCAGTCGCATACACCGATACATTTCCGGATACTCCGTTAATATTACTTGATAATTCAATAATATCAGCAGTGTTATTACTACAAATGCTACCATAAATTGTAATATAAGCTGTAGTACCGTCATGTATCAATAGTGTTTCTACTGATTGGAATCCATCATCACCTGATGCACTAATAATATATTTCGCTGTTCTAAATGTACCTGGGGCAAATTGATCAACAACTGTATTAGTAGTTACTACTACATTTGAACGATTACTTGTTAATCCACCGTTAAGAGCAACATAGTTAGCAGTTAAGTTACCAAAAGTAGTTGCACCTGTTACTATTAATGTACCTACATTAGCAGTACCAGCAGTGCTTATGTTACCACCAGATATATTACCAGTAACATTAGCTATACCACTAATGCTTATATTACCGCCGGATATGTTACCGGTTACATCTAAACTTGTTAATGTACCAACGCTTGTGATATTTGGTTGAGCATTAGTTGTTACTGTGGCCGCTGTACCCGCCGTTGCTACATTTAAGTTAGCAACCTGAGTAGTAGATGAGACTATGAACGGTGCAGTACCAGTTGCTATTATAGAAGTAAATGTATTAGCAGATATATTATTAACATTACTAATATTACCACCTGAACCAGATGTTGTTATATTACCAGCAGTTAAATCCCCAGTAACATTTAATGTGCCTGCTATATTAGCACCGGTACCAGTAATAACAACTACATTGGCATTGCCAGCAGAGCTAAAGTTTATATTGCCATTAACTGTTGGAATATTTACATTACTTGTTCCGTTACTTATACCTGATGAGTTGACTGAGACAAAAGACAATCCACCAGAACCATCTGTACTTAATACTTGACCACTTGTTCCACCTGATATATGTAAGTTAGCTACTGCGCCTAATGTAACATTAGCTGTAGTTGTAAAATTAACTACACCGGTTGCATTGCTTACTGTTAATCCAGTTAAACTGCCAACACTTGTAATATTTGGTTGAGCCGCAGTTGTTAGTGTACCTGTAAAGAAATTAGCACTTACTAAGTTAGCGCCAGTGATGTTACCGGCAACTAAATTACCAGTGATATTAGCTGTACCAGATATGTTAGCACCAGTACCAGTAACCACCAATGTAGTGTTACCGGCTGCAGTAATATCAACGTTACCATTAACTGTTGGAATATTTACATTACTAGTTCCGTTACTTATACCTGATGAACTTATTGAGATGAATGACAATCCACCTGAACCATTTGTGCTTAGTACTTGACCATTAGTACCGCCGATAATTGTTATATTACCAACTGCCCCTAAATTACTTGTACCAGTAACTGCCAAAGTCCCTACATTAGCTGCTCCAGCTGTACTTATATTACCACCAGATATATTACCTGTTACAGTTAAACTTGTTAGTGTACCAACTGAAGTAATATTTGGTTGAGCCGCAGTTGTTAATGTACCTGTAAAGAAATTAGCACTTACTAAGTTAGCGCCAGTAATGTTACCACCTGAGCCTGCGCCTGTACTGATATTACCAGCACTGATGTTACCGGTAACTGTTAAATTACCTAATGTTCCAACACTTGTTAAATTACTAGTAACAATATTTGCATTCAATGCAGTACCGGTTAAGTTAGCCGCATTAGCAGTAATTGCTGTGTTAGATGCCGCTGTTAGTTGACCTTGTTGATTAACTGTAAATGTTGCTACAGCATCACCACTACCGTATGAACCAGAAGTAACTGCTGTATTACTAATACTAAATTCATTGCCAGTTAATGTCAATCCTGTACCAGCTATGTATGAACCAGCTCCAGAGAATTGTACCCAAATAATTTGTGTTGTACCAACTGTTATTGGTGTATTTGCAGTAGAAACCCAACCTGTATCTGCATTATATGTACCTTGTTCAACAAAGGTAAATGCTCCTGCCATTTCAGTACCAACGTCAAAATCAGTTGAACGTGTTAATATGAAGGGAGCCGCACCTGAACCAACTTGTGTTACTACATAGATACCATTGAATGCGGCTGATTGTGTTGTAGTATTAACAAATGCACCAACTTCATTCTTTATCAAAACACGTTCATTGAGAGATGGAGTTGATCCGTCAATACTTAATGCGCCGTTTGAAGAACTAGTAATTGTTGCTCCAACACCACTTGTTCCATTATTGTATGTGTATCCACTACCAAAAATACTTGTTGTAGTAGCATATACTACTGATGCCTTAGGATCTAGTCCTTGGGCAACACTATCAACATATGCTTTAGTAGTAGCATCAGTATCATTAACTGGTGTAGCAAGACCTGTAATGTTAAAGCTATTCATACTAACATTACCACCAAAACTACCTGTTCCAGTTGCAATCAATACTGCTGTACCCAAGTTACCAACGTTAGCATTACCGGTAACACTTAATACACCGGGTGTAGTTAAATTACCAACGTTAGCATTGCCACTTACAAGTAATGATGTTAGTGTACCCAAACTAGTAATGTTACCCTGTGCGTTGCCTGTTACTGTGACTGCGAATGTTGCATTACCAACAGTACCAGTAACATTTGCACCAGCAATATTTGTTAAGCCTGCACCATTACCTGTAAATATACCTGTATTAGCGGTAATGTTAGCGGCAGTGATGTTTCCATTTACGTCAAGACCAGTTAATGTACCAACACTAGTAATATTAGCTTGTGCGGCACCTGTTACTGCTACTGCTAAACCAGCTGTTGCTACATTTAAGTTAGCAACCTGTGTTGTTGAAGTAACAACAAACGGTGCTGTGCCAGTAGTTATAATAGAAGTAAATGTATTAGCAGATATATTATTAGCACCGGTAATGTTACCAGCTGAACCAGCTGTTGTTATATTACCTGCAGTTAAATTTCCAGTAACATCAAAATTACCAGATACATTTGCACCAGTACCAGTAACTACTAATGTAGTATTACCGGCTGCTGTAATATTAACGTTACCGTTAACAGCTGGAATATTTACATTACTTGTACCGTTAGCAATTCCTGAGCCTGCTGAGATTGGTGCCCATACTAACGCACCTGAGCCATTTGTTTGTAGATAATATCCGTTAACACCACCAGTAATAGTAACGTTACCAACATTACCTAAATTACTTGTACCAGTAACTACCAGTGTTCCTAAGTTAGCTTCACCTGCAGTACTTATATTGCCACCGGATAAATTACCTGTTACAGTTAAACTTGTTAGTGTACCAACACTTGTAATATTTGGCTGAGCATTTGTATAGACTGTGCCGGCAACTAGTGCGTTACCAACTTGTCCAGATACATTTGCACCTGCTATATTACTTAAGTTATTACCAGCACCAATAAAGAAATTAGCGGTAAGAGCGTTACCCAAATTAGCATTGTTTGCTGTAATATTACCGGTTGTAGCATCTAGTAATATATTACCAGTTGTTATACCTTGTTTTACATTAAAATATTTTGTAGTCATTTTTGATCCTTTTAATCTGCTACGTAAACGCCCAATAAATTCACCGTTGTGTTAGCTGAGCCAGTTGTGGCTAGCAACCTAACATTTCCGGAAATTACATTCGTTGACAATGCTATAATATCGAACCCTACAGTAGATAAACTACCATATATAGTTACATAACTATTAGCACTATCGTGTATCAATAATACTTCAACAGCTTGATATCCGTCATCACTGTTGACTCTCATTGTGTATTTAGCTGACCTGTATTTAATGACCGGAAAGCTATCAATTACTGTATTTGTTGTAACAGCTATTGGTGTTCTGTTACTATAGATATCACTGACTTTTAAGTTTGTTATTGTTGCTGTATCATTAACAATCAAATTACCTCGGGCAGTTACATTTCCTGTAGTACTTCCCATTGAAATATTAGCTATTAGACCAAAATTAATATTACCAATTGCTGTAGTAAAAATACCAGCATCACCGCCACTAACAGCTACTGTACCAGTACTTAATGTTAATAACCCGGCAGTTGACGATATATTTCCAGTAATACTAGCATTGCCACTAGCAATAATATCACCCGTCACATCAACATTAGTTCTATTAATAGTTGCTACTATATTAGCTGTACCAGAACCGCCTACTATGAATTTTACTGCGCTAGGAATTTTACTAGTTCCTATAACTAAATTACCACCACGTACATATAGATATCCGTCATCTGGCGTTAGTGCATTACCTAAACTATTTGTTTGAGTACCGTCCCATGCACTACCTGTAATACCCATATTGATATAGTTGTTTACACTATTACCATTATCTGAGGTTAATGCAATGTCAGTACTAGATGTTGCTCCGGTATTGATATTTTGAAAATTTATCTGTGACGCACTATTTAAGTTACTAGTAAATTGTACTATAGTGTTTGGAACAGCAGTAAAACCAGTAACACCTGCCTGCAATGCATTTTTACCATTAATACTGTTGCCAGAAAATATACCATTTGCGGCACTTATATTAGCTGTTGTTAATGTATTTGTTACAGAATTAAACGTAAGATTTGCGGTTGCACCAAACTCATTATCATTATTAAATTGAATTTGTGTATTGCTACCGGCTGGTACACCACCTATGTCCCATGCCGCCCCGTTTGCATATAATAAATGATCGGTTAGTACATTTCCGGCTGATATATTACTTGTTACTGATAAATTACCTAATGTTCCAACACTAGTGATATTGGGTTGACTTGAACTTGTACTATCAAATACGCCATGGAAGAAATTAGCAGTTACAAGATTACCTAAATTAGCATTACCGGATGATATATTACCAGTTAGACTTAATGAAGTACTAGTGCCTGGATAAGCTGTGGTTTGAGTTGTGGTATCCGGAAATACAACATTTCCGGTACTATCAAAATTCCAAACTTTATTACCATTATCAGATACTATATCAACATCTATGTATGAAGTAATCTTAGATGTAAAAACATTACCTGAGGTATCTATAACCTCGGTGAGTTCATCACCCACCGAGAATCCATTTATAGAATTAAACCATCTAATTGTTGCCATATTATGTAATCAGCAATAATTAAATTGTCCTAATCTGTGTAGTCCAAGCAGTACTGTTACTACTAGATGGTGTAGCTTGCAATAATACATTGCCTGAAGCAACATTAACTGCTAGTGTTCCTGTAGTAGTACCAATACGAACTGTTCCGTAAATTACGTAATCTGCATCAGTACCATCAGTAACAGCTAATACAGTTGCTACACTATATTTTGATCCTGCTGAATCATATCCTTTAACTAAGAATTCAACACCTGTCACATTAGAACCAGTTAACTGGAATGTAGCAATTGTTTGATTAGCAGTAATAGATGTAGTACTTACTGTGTTTGCAGTAATTGATGTATTACCAATACCCAATGTAGTAACAGCAAATGAGTTTGCACTTAACGAACCGGTTGAAAGATTTCCAACTGTTACATTACCTATCTTAGAAACACTGAATTTACTTGCACCGCCAACTTGCAAGTCCATCAATAATGAGCCTGCACTAGAGTTAGTGTCAGTTATATTTTCTAGTATACCAGTAAATGTTGCTGAAGCATTATTCCAAGTTTGACTTACATTTATAGCTGATTTACTTGTCGTTATAGTTCCAGTTGATAGTTGTGCTGTATTTCCTACAAAATTATCAGCGTTAACGTTAGCTGTTGCGGTAAATGTATTTGCAGATACTACATTAGCACCAGTAATATTTCCACCAGAACCAGTTGTACTAATGTTACCAAATGTACCATTACCAGTTGCAGTAACTGCGCCGGCTGTACTAATATTTCCACCAGATATATTGCCAGTTGCAATAATTAGACCAGCTGTACCTAAATTACCTACGTTAGCATTACCAGTAACATCTAGTGTTAAGTTAGCCGTTAATACATTAGCAATAACATTTCCTGTTATTGTTACTGATGTACCAGTTGCCGCACCAATATTAGGTGACGTAAATGCTGCGCCAGCCGGAACATAAATGTTACCATTACCGTCAAACGCTGTTGTTGGGTTAGGGTTACCGTCAACCTTAGCATTAAACTGTGTGCCTATTAATACTAAACCAGCACTTGTATTAGCAGTGAATGAGCCAGCACCAGAGAACTGTACAAATACAATATCAGTTGTACCAACAGTAACTGGTGAGTTAGTTGTACATACCCAACCAGTATCAGCATTAGTTGTACCATATTCAACGAATACAAACGCACCTGGTATCTCACCACTTGGTGATGCACTATCAAAGTCAGTTGTTCTAGTAAGTACGTATGCAGCCGCACCTGAACCTGCAGCAGTAACTACATATATACCATTATAAGGTGCATTAGTTGTAGTTTCATTTTTAACCAATACTCGTTCGTTTATGGAAACTGCAGATCCATCAATTGACAATGCGCCAACTGCGTTACCTGTAATTGTTGCTCCTATGCCACTTGCACCGTTATTGTAAGTGTAAGCAGGAAGTCCGGCTGCTGTAGCATATACTACAGATGCTTTTGGATCTAGTCCTTGAGCAACACTATCAACATATGCTTTAGTAGCGGCATCATTATCTAGTGTTGGTGTAGCAAGATTTATAATTTTCTTACTAGAAACACTAACATTACCGGCACCAGTTGGAACTAGTATAACATCATTGTCACCGGGTGCGGCAGTTAATGTTAACGTAGTAGTATTAGAAGTTAATGTAGGTGATACCAATGCAAGTGCATTAACGGTGACACTAGCATTGATACTAGAGGTAGTTATATTTCCAACACTTATGTTACCTGTACCAATAATTTGACCATTACCAAAACCAAGATTACCAACGTTAGCATTGCCAGTCGTTGTAATTGTATTAGATCCGGCAGCGATAGTACCAATAATGTTACCAGCAGTTATATTACTTGTAGCAACAATATTACCTGTAGAAATACTGACGTTAACTGTGCTATTACCAACATTTAATACATTGGCTAAATTAGCAGTATTAGATGTTTTGTCAAAAGTAAATCCAGTACTTGAATTTGCAAAGCTATCATCATTAAATACAATTCCAGTATTTGAACCAGGTATTGTAACATTACCTGTGATATTACCACTGAAGTTACCACTAAAGTTATTAGCAGATATAGTACCAGTAGTAGTAATATTTGCATTAATAGTTAATAGATTTGAAGACAATACCATTAAGTTAGCTATTGGTATATTACCATTAGCAGGGTCAGCAATGTTGAAAGACACATTACCGTTTGGTGTTGTAGTTACAGTTGTATTACCGTTAACAAGTTTATCGGCTGCAATAGCAACAACACCTGTTAATTGACTACCGTTACCTAAGAAGTAACTACCAGTCACGTTACCAGTTGCAGTAACGTTACCTGTAACAGTTAATAAATTAGTACTATTATTGAAAGTGAAATTAGCACTAGCACCTAAGTTTCCGTCACCGTCATTAAATTGAATCTCTGTGTTTGCGCCAGCTGGGGTAATAAAGTCCCATGGTGTTCCATTTGCATATAATAAATTGTTAGTACGTAGGTTACCTACATTTGCTGTATCAGTTACAAATAAATTGCTTGATACATTTACAAAGTTTGCTGTAGCTAGATTACCTAAATTAGCATTGTTAAATTGAGCATTACCAAGAACAGTTAGTAGTTGAGTACTATCATCGTATATTAAATTACTAGAATCAGTTAATACACCACCAGTACCAGCAAATGTTACTCTAGTTGATGTTAATGCGTTAGAACGCAGGCTGTTAGCAATTACATTACCACTAAAGTTTGCTGTGTTACCTGAAAGTTCTAAATTAACTGTAACATTTGGAGCTACTACATTACCAATAAAGTTAGCTGTGTTACCTTGTATATTAAGACCAACGTTTGCATTACCACTTACAAAAACATCAGTTAAGAATGTTGTATTTGAAAGTGCTATACCACTAGCATTTGATGATATATTTTGATCACCAATAAGAATACTACTACCACTTAGAAATAAATCTTTCCAACGATTTGTCGCATTACCCAAATTAAACGTTATGTTGGCTGAAGGAATTAAGTTTCCAGTTGTTGTACCAGAAATTTCTAAGTTACCAATATTAGCTAAACCAAGTGTATTTAAGTTAGCACCTGTAATATTAGCATTTGCAGTAATATTAGCACTAGCATTAATATTACCAGTGACATTTACTACATTGGCTAGATTAGCGATACCATCAACATTTAATGAAATTAGATTACCAACATTAGTGATATTTGCTTGATTAGAACTTGTACTATCAAATACACCATGAAAGAAATTAGCAGTTGCAAGATTACCTAAATTAGCATTAGTAGCACTAATATTACCAGTAATAGTTAATAGGTTAGTACTAGAGTTAAAGGTAAAGTTCGCACTAGCACCAAACTCATTATCATTATTAAATTGAATTTGAGTGTTACTACCAGCTGGAATACCACCAATATCCCAAGGTTGACCGTTTGCGTATAACAAATGGTCTGTGCGTACATTACCAACATTTGCGGTGTCAGATACGTACAAATTGCCTGTTAGGTTAGCATTAGTTGTGGTAATGTCACCGTTTGCTAGTATAATATTGGCGGCATTTTCTCCTACTGAGAAGCCGCCAATCGAGTTAAATGCTTTGATTGCCATGGTAATGTCCTTTTATAAATGTATTTATGCTAGGTATAATAAAGTTACTTTGCATATTGTATAATCATCAGATTATATTTGGTTAAATTAGTAGAATCCGGAGTCACTACCAATTGTATCGTATCAGGCGATCCTGCCTGATAATTCACTGAAAAACTTCCCACACCACCATTGATGTAGAGTCCTGAATACTCATTAAATACCACCTCAGTTCCTAGAACTGCGGCAGCTATTTTTGCTGTTTGTCTGGTGTTACCTGCTACATCTGTGGAAATAATAGTAAAATCTATAGCTGATAAGTTGGCCAATGATGTTGACCACAATAATTGATTAGGTGTCGTAGCGGCTGTAGTAGCAAAATAAACAGTTGATTGATAAAATTCATTATCTCCTACACCCATTCTGAACGTATTTGCTATAACATTATTGGCAATAGACGTATTGCCCAAATTAGCATTAGCTGATGTAATATTACCAGATGCATTAAGCGTTACTGTAGATATTAAATTAGCCCCGGTAATATCACCGCTAGGGCCAGTGGTAGATAAATTACCAAATATGCCATTATTACCGGTAATATTACCTGTAGCATTAAATGTAGTAACATTTGCTGTACCAACTACAGTTAGTAAACTTGTAGTTTTATCAAATGTAAAGTTAGCACTTCCACCAAATTCATTAATGTCGTTGAATTGAATCTGTGTATTGCTACCGCCGGGCGTGCCACCAAAATCCCAAGCTGAACCATTTGCGTATAGTAAATTATTAGTACGTACATTACCCACAGTTGCAGTATTAATTACAGATAAATTGCTTGATACATCTACAAAATTAGCGGTTGCTAAGTTACCTAAATTAGCATTATTAAACTGCGAATTACCTACAACAGTTAATAAATTAGTTGTTTGGTTAAATGTAAAGTTGGCACTAGCACCAAAGTTAGTATTGCCGTCATTAAATTGAATCTGCGTATTAGATCCTGCAGCCTCTTGTAAATCCCAAGGTTGACCATTTGCATATAATATATTGTTAGTACGTAAATTACCTACATTTGCTGTATCAGCTACAAAAAGATTACCTGATATATTTCCAGAATTTGCAGTAACTGTGTTAGATGATACATTAGACGTAATATTAGTAGCAGTTAAATTACCTGTAACAGTTAAATAACCAGATACGTTTGTTCCGGTACCTGTAACAACTAGTGTTGTATTGCCGGTAGCAGTAATATTAACATTACCATTAGCAATTGGAATGTTTACGTTACTATTACCGTTTGCTACCCCTGAACTATTTAAGTTTGCTAAATATCCACCGTCACCAATAAAGAAAGCACCAGTGTTGGCAACAATATTTCCACTAGCTGTTAGTGAGGTTGTTACGTGTATATTTCCAGAACCATTTGGAGTAAGAAATATATTACTGTTAGCAGTAATAGTACTGATAGTAGTATCAGTAAAGTTTAGATTACCAATATTAGTATTACCACTGATATTACCACTGGGTTGATTAGTTACACCAATCAAGCCTACATACTGATAACCTACAACATAAACACTTTTACCTGTAATAGGGCTGGCAATCTGAGTTGGTACATTTGCACCGTTGAAGTTTAATACACCAGATTGATAATCAAAGAACCATGTATCATCTCTTCCAGAACCAGCTTGGAATAATTTAGTACCTGATGTTTGTGGATTAGTTACACCAGTGTTGGCTACATATACTTGTACAAGATAGTTGTCGCCAAATTGAGTTGGTACCCAATTAATTTCGTTTGTCTTCCACGTTTGATTGTCAGGGGCGGTTAAGTCTTCAGTACATTCTACGCTAGGGCTAAAACTCCCTACACCATCTTTATAAACTTTAATAATACTAGTTGTTGTGGCAGGCGGATTTCCTGTAATCTGGTCACTCTCCATCCAAACAAGATCGCCACGATATAGTAATGGGCTAGGGATACTTTCATTGAAAGCTTCTTTAACTGTTGCTTCTGCAGTTTTGGTTACAGCGTAACCAACTTTTTTCCACAGATAGTCAATCTTTTGTGATTCGTTAAACGTTGCGGCCATTACGTTGCTACTCCTATCTGTAAATCAGTTATAGTTTGACCGGCTGCCAACGCAATTCTAATTAAAATATTATTACCAAAACTATTAGCTTGATTCTGTGACCCAAGCGTCATAGTATATCTTACATTTGTTATCTGTGTATTCAATGGTATAACATCTGATCCAGTTAACGCACATCCGTTAGTACCAGCTGGGTTTCCACCTGTAGCACTATTACCCGGTACTCCCGCACCGTTATATTGTTCATATCCAGTTAACCATCCGTTAATAGTACTAGTGGGTCCTGGGAATCCCGGAGTAGGTGATGCGAATCCACCCTTGTCAATTGTTGTGCCAGGTGCCGCTACCCATAAGCCTGATATACCAGTTGACCCTGTAGTTAATATAATATCAAAATTAGCTAAACTAGTTCTTACAAATGCAAAAGTAAAATACTGTAACCCTGATCGTCCTGTAGCTAAGTCAGGTCCAATTGGTAAATACCCAGTAGATAAATCTACAGCATAATGTTTTAACACACCGTATCTAACAACTGCTTCTGGTGTACCTGCAATAGTTTGAGCACCTGACCATACATTGCTAGTATAATAATTTGTATTATTACTAAAGACTGGTGTATTACCTGCTGTACTCATTACTATACGAATAGCAGGTTGTGTATTACTTGCTACATTAGCAGGTATATTTGCTTCATTAAATCCAGAGTTGGCGCCAGCATACATTTGTATTTTAGTAGGCAGTTGAATTGTTGTGCTAGTACCAACAACGTTGAATATATTTGCCGCTAATGTTGATACTCCGTTAACTGCACCGTTAACTAATACGTTGAGATTACCCATTGAATAGTTAGTTGATATACCTATGTTAGCTTTAACATTTGATCCAGTCAACATAGAGTTAGCACTATTATCAATCTGTGCTAATGTTTTAGTTTGTGTAGATATAACTGATCCAGAACCTTCATATGATGTACCAGATGCTACCGTGAATGGGTCAGCACTACGGAATGTTTGTCCTGTAAAGTTTTGTAATTCTAAATTAGCGACTGTAATTGCAGGAGATCCAGTAGCACTATAATATGGAATACCTGAAATGTATCTAAATGTTCCTGAAGTAGCAGTAACCATCGCTGTATTCGTAGTAACTAAGGTTGGTGCAGAATTTAAGTTGTCTTTTACCATTCCAATAGTATTAGTATTACCTGTAGTTGAATGACGTAATTGGAAATCATTGTAACCATTACCTAAACTAGCTAGTGTATTGCTAATCGTAGCAGAGAATACTTTGTAGAATCCTGTAGGAACAGCGGTATTTGCTACATGTAAATCTCTGTCGGCTGATACTACTAATGAACTGTATGTTCCAACAGCATTTCCACTAGTACTGAATGAAGTGTTGCCGGCTTCTGCATTATTTACATAGGCAGTTAATGTACCGGTAAGTGCTGTATTTGCATTTGTTACTTGTGTGCTGGTTGATACTGGTGTAGTTGTAGCTATACGGGTAACTGCTGTACCATTAGCTAATATATTTCCGCCAGTATTATCAGCCGCTCCTGCCGCTAATAATGGGCTAGTACCTTGACTAGCTGTAGCGATAGTAACATTAGTGAAACTACTTAGATTAGAAGGAGCTGTTGGATTAGCTAAAATAGTAATATAATTTGTTTTTGTATTTGTATTACTTTGTAACGTGGTGCCTGGAGTACCGTTTGCTTGTAATGCAACTGTTTTACCACCAATAGTAGGTGATCCATAATCGTTAAGATATGAGTGTGTAATATTAGCACGACTTGTTACACCACTGTTACTTGTAGTGTCACCCCATGACCAATTAAACACATTACCAGTAAAGTTAACGTTAGGTGATGTATCATTACTGAAGTTAAACAAGCTTCTATCACGACCTAAATAGTCAGTAAACAAGTAACCAACTTGAGCATTAGAAGTATATCCTGTAGCGTCAGTTTGAGTATTAGCGGTTCCTGTAAAGTTAGCTCTAACTTCTGGTTCAACTGTAATTGTAATATTACTAGATATGAACGGGCTAGTACTAAATCCTGTATACAATGAAAGATTTGCTACATAACTTACTGTGGTAGCCGCATTCTGTTGTACTGAACTTAACGCAAATGCATGAGTAATATTAGCCGCTCCTGGGTTACCAGCAAGTCCAGTTTGAATATTAATGTTACTATTAGCTGTACCATCTCCCCAACGGAAGTTATATAATTGTTGTGCACCAAAACTAGCAGTATTACCTGGACTGCCAGGAGTATCATTTCTGAAACTAATTACACCACCTGAGGTAGCAAGATAGTTAATAGTTGAAGTAGAATTAGCTGTAAATGCCGGGCTTTGCGGAGAATATACTTTAACATTAGTATTCGCTGTTGTAACACTATACGGAGGCGCATTACCTGCTGTCTGGTTTGTACCAGTTAAATTAATTCCATATATAGAATCAACATTGGCAGAATTAATGTATTGATGAGAATCAGTTGTCCATGAATTACCAGGATTAACAGCAGTATTGCCATCACCATAATTAATTGTAAATGATGTAGCATACAAACTTGTATTAGTTAATGTAACATTACTACCAGTATCTAAACTAGTTGGACTAGCTGTAAATGATGGTATTGGTAATGGTGTGAACAGTGTTATGAAATTAGTATTAATTGAAGTAGCGGTTGAGCCTTTTGCTCCATTGGCTGCATTACCTCCATATGTACCATTTACATTGAATGCTGTAAATGTAACTGTAAATTGTCCACCTAATACATTACTATATGTTTTTGTAGGATTACGTAAAGTGCTAGTTGTGCCGTCACCAAAATTCCAAAGATAATTAGTAGGATTGCCAATATAGTTTCCAGTAAATGCCACTGATAACGGACTAGGCCCTGATGTTACATTAGCACCAATGTATATATTACCTACAAAAGTATTTCCAGCAATATTTAAACTAACCTGATTCAAATCATCTAATCCATCAGTAACATATGTACTAGTAGTCCATCCGTTATACGCAACATTAGTTGTTAAGTCACTATCAGATGGTGTACCTAATGGAATAAGATTACCTGTAACTCCGGCTATGCTACCACCGCTAATCCAAGACAGGTTACCGGTGCCGTCAGTACCTAATACGTATCCAGTAACTCCTCCAGTAATATGTACATTAGTAACATTACCCAATGCTACATTAGCTGTGTTTGCAAAATTTATATTACCAGTAGATGTTAAACCAGTTAGATTGCCCACGCTTGTTAAATTACTAGTAGTAATATTTGAATTTAATGTTGTGCCTGATAAGTTAGCGGCATTAGCAGTAATTGCTACATTACTTGCGGCAGTTAACTGACCTTGTGGATTAACCGTAAATGTAGCAACAGCATCGCCGTCACCATATGAACCAGCCGTTACTGCTGTATTAGATATACTAAATTCAGTACCATTTAATGTTAAACCAGTGCCTGCTGTGTATGAACCTGCACCAGAGAACTGAACAAATATAATTGGTGTTGTGCCCATTGTAACTGGTGAGTTTGTTGTACAGACCCAACCAGTATCAGCTAATGTTGTACCATGCTCAACAAAAGTAAATGCTCCTGGAATTTCACCACTCGGTGAACCGTTGTCAAAATCAGTAGTTCTAGTTAATACAAAAACTGAACTAGCACTTCCTGGATCAGTAACTAGATAGATACCGTTATAAGGATCATTTGCCCCTGTTTCATTTTTAATTAATACACGACTGTTAATACTTGGATAACCACTATCAAGTGTTAATTCTCCATTACTAGTTGCAGTAATAGTTGCCCCGACACCGCTTGCTCCGTTATTATATGTATATGCTGGAAGTGCTGTTGTACTAGCATAGGTTACAGATGCCTTAGGATCTAGGCCTTGTGCAACTAAATCAACATATTGTTTTGTTGCGGCATCTTGATTATTTACAGGTTCAGCAAGACTTGTAATGTTCCTGTTGTTCATGTTTACATTGGCGCCAAAACTACCTGCACCAGTAGCAATTAAATTAGTTGTTCCTAAATTAGCAACATTAGCATTACCAGTAAAGGTAGCTGTATTACCCGTTAAATCAAACGCAAAATTAGCATAGTTTGCTTTTACTAAGTTACCTAAATTAGCATTTGCTGAAGTTAAATTGCCACTAAAATTAGCAATATTACCATTGACTTCATATGCAACGTTTACATAATTAGCTATTGCCAAGTTACCTAGATTAGCATTTAATGAAGTTAAATTACCAATAAAGGTAGCAGTATTGCCTTCAAGGTGATAAGAGACATTTACATAATTTGCTGTTGCTAGATTACCTAAATTAGCGTTACCTGAGGTAAGATTAGCAGTAATATTTGCATTACCGTTTACTAGTATTCCAGTAGATGAAATAACAACTACATTACTAACAGTGTCTGAACTTATATTAATATTTGCATTTGCATCTACTATAATGCTACTACTACCATTTACGATACTAGCTGTATTAGAATTACCTGTACCTATTACAGTAAACGTACCACCTAATGGGTTTGTTAATGTAATTCCGTTTGACCCTGACGTAATAGTAGATCCGTTTAGGTCAATTGTATTACCTGATATATATAAATCATTCCAACGTTGTGTTGGACTACCTAAATTGTATGTTAGATTAGAACTTGGTACTAAATTTCCAGCAACAGTTAAATTAGATTCTGTTACAGTTAATGTTGTGCTACCATTAGCAGTAAGAGTTATATTACCGTTTACTAACGGAATTTCTACATAACTATTACCATTGGCAAATCTACCTATAAAATTACTAGCAGTTACATTGCCAGTTGCAGTAATATTTCCGCCAATTATAACAACATTAGATACTAGATTACCTATAGTTAAATCTGTTAAATTACCTACGCTAGTAATGTTTGATTGATTACTTGCGGTAACATAACCAGAGAAAGATGAATAGTTTGCATTTGCTACATCTCCGGTAACATTAGCACCTTGGATATTACTTAAATTGTTTCCTGATCCAATAAAGAAATTTGCAGTTACTGCATTACCTAAATTAGCATTTAACGAAATTAAATTACCACTGAAGTTAGCTATATTACCATTTAGATCATATACAACATTTACATAATTAGCGGTAGCTAAATTACCTAAATTAGCATTATTAAATTGTGTATTTCCTAATACTGTTAATAAATTAGTAGTATTATTGAATGTTAGATTAGCACTGGCACCAAATTCACTATTATCATTAAATTGAAGTTGTGTGTTATTTCCGGCTGGGTTTCCACCTAAATCCCAAGGACTACCATTTGAATATAATAAATTATCTGTACGTAAATTACCTACGTTTGCTGTATCAGTTACAAACAAATTGCTTGAAACGTTTACAAAGTTTGCTGTTAGTAGATTACCTAAATTAGCATTACCCGAAGTGATATTACCATCAACTGTTAAACTTGTTAAGTTGCCAACACTTGTAATATTAGGTTGAGCATTTGTATATACTGTACCTGCAACTAATGCATTGGCTGCTTGACCGGTAACATTGGCTCCATTAATTGATGATAATCCAGAACCGTTTCCTGTAATATTAGTAACAGATAGTGTATTAGTATTGTAATCAAATGTAAAGTTTGCGCTAGCACTAAATGCGTTATTATTATTAAATTGAACTTGTGTATTACTACCAGCCGCATTAGTTGTGAATACGTAGGGTGTACCATTTGCATATAAAATACTATCTGTTTTAAGAGTACCTGTAGTAGTATTACCCTGAACGGTTATTCCCTCAGTAGTGATAATAGCTACATTAGATGTGCCATTTACACTGGCTGTAATATTACCACCAACTGTTGCAATATCTACATTACTATTACCATTACTAATGGCTGATCCGGTACCAGGAGGTGACCATTGAATTACGCCATTACCGTCTGTAGTTAATAAATATCCAGAACTACCACCTGTAATTGTTATGTTAGATACTGGTCCTAAATTACTTAACCTAGTAACGTTTATGCTTGGAACTGTAAGTAGATTAGTTGCAGCCTCAAATGTTAAATTTGCACTACCGTCAAACTGTCCATTACTATTATATTGTAAGCTATTATTAGGACCAAATGGGTTTCCACCTGCATTAAAAGGTCTTCCATTGGCATAATAATAATTAGCGGCATATACACTATGTACAGCCACGTTACCATTGGCATTTAATACGTTAGTAATTATATTGCCATTGGCATCAATTACTGGTACAGGTGGTATACCTACTGAGTATCCACCGAACGAATTAAAGTTATCTACTGCCATCTAGTATCCTGAATAATAGTTATTATATATTTATCTTTTCCTAGTCAGTAAAAAGCATGAAAAAAGCACCCTGGAGATCTTTTTCTCTAAATACAATATGTTAACAAGACAACCATCAAGACCACTATGTGAAAATTGTAAAGTAACATTGGCAAAGGCTAATGGTATAAGCAAACATGGCTTTAATAAATGGCACAAGTATTGTGTTGAATGTAGTAAAGCCGCATACAATCCAAAGCACGGTTATCTATTACATAAGAAAAATAAATGTGAGAAGTGTGGTTTTATACCAGAAGATAAATGTCAACTTGATATTGTTTATAAAGATAACAATAAAAAGAATAAAGAAAAAAGTAACTTGAAAACACTATGTGCCAATTGTAATAGAGTGTACCAAAAAAAATTAAAAGAAAAACAAAAATCTATATTAGATATTACTGTTGACACTGACTATACGTTATAGATTACCAGTGTCTGTTGATGGGAACGCTCTGCCCTCTCCCCATATAATTCGTACTGCACCCGGGCCGCCTCTTCCAGCATTAGTATTTTGGGCGCCACCTTGTCTGCCCCCGGCGCCACCTCCTCCGTAATAACCACCCATTTGATAAGTGGTCTCTGGGTAATTAGCGGCAGTGTAAGCAGGATTTTGACCTTGTCCATATGGATATCCAGCGCCTCCGCTAGATCCACCGGCGCCTGCAGCACGGCTACCGACTCCCCCTGCTCCATTAGATCCTTGACCATATATACCAACACCACCGCCCGGCCCACCTGACAGGACACTGCCGCTAGCTCCACTAGCTCCTCCACCTCCACCTCCACCTGTACCGGCGGCGCCGTTAACGGCTGCACCACTCAAACCCGTGCCTCCATTACCACCATTACCAGAATATCCACCGGCGCCACCGGCACCTGGAAAATAATTTGTGGTGCCACCACTTCCGCCATTACCGCCTCCGTCGCCAGTATAGCCACCACCACCTCCACCTCCGCCAAAATTTGGAGTTGCTCCTCCTCCACCAGCGCCTAAAACTAAACTAGAATTATTAAACCAACTTGATTCGCCACCACCACCATTATAGTTTCCACCACTAAAGAACCCACCTCTTCCACCATTTCCAACTACAACAGTATAGCTTACACCCGGAGTTACTGCAATATTGTTTTTCCAACCTAGACCGCCACCTCCACCACCCGGCGCCCAATCAACTGTAGTATTTGCTAACGCTCCGCCACCCCCGCCACCTACTGCTACTGCACAAACTGATGTTACATTAGGTGGACATACCCATGAATATGTCCCGACTGCAATAAATTCGGTCTGCGCAGGAGCTGTATATGTAACTGTTAATCCAGCTGGTAAAGTTATACCACTAATTATCATTATAAGTTACCAGTATTAGTTGATACTTCAAATACTATTGGCATAATTGTTATTCCTTAAAAAATTGTTGCTTAACCGTAACTTGCGGCTGCTAGATAACCTCTTGCTGTACCAACACCAGTAACATCAGTACCTACTACACCCGTATTTGTTACTAGGTTAGTTATTGATTGCCGGCCGGCTCCGCCAGTAGTGCCATATCCAAATATAGCCTTATCAGTGCCATAACCTGCAGCAGCTGGATATAATCTAGCAGTACCTACGCCAGTTGTATCATTAGCAACTACACCTGTGTTTGATACTAGATTGGTTATTGCTGTTACACCACTATTGCCTTGTCCATATCCGAATATAGCTTTATCACTACCATATCCTGCAGCCGCTAATTGATTTCTAGCAGTACCAACTCCGGTAACATCTGTTGAAACTACACCGGTGTTTGATACTAAATTTGTCATTGATAGAACACCGGATGCATCACCATAACCAAATATAGCTTTATCACCGCCATAATCTGCGGCTGTTGGACCATTTCTAGCAGTACCAACACCTGCAGTATCATTAGATACTACACCTGTATTTGATACTAAATTGGTTATTGACTGATTGCTAGTACTATAGCCATATCCAAATATAGCTTTATCTGTACCATATCCGGCTGCCGCTAAACTATACCTAGCAGTACCAACACCAGCAGTATCATTTGCTACTACACCGGTATTTGATACTAAATTGGTTACCGATTGATTAGTGTAAGTAGGAGGACCAAGTAGACCGTATCCAAATATAGCTTTATCTCCCCCATACCCGGCGGCTGCAAGAGCCCATCTAGCAGTACCTACGCCAGTTGTATCATTAGCAACTACACCTGTGTTTGATACTAAATTGGTTATTGATGTTGGTCCAGCACTTATATCACCGTAACCAAATATAGCTTTTTTACCCACCGGCGCTACATATGGTTCAATACTAATCCCACCTGATATAGTTGCACCTTCAAATATTATTGGCATAATTGTTATTCCTTAAAAAATTGTTGCTTAACCGTAACTTGCGGCTGCT